GCATTAACACAAGCACCAGCAGAACTACTAAACCTTGATAGTGGTATCACTATTAGCACAGCGGATAACTCAACTCAGTTAACGCTAACAAGCACTGATGCTGATTCATCTGCTGGCCCTGTATTAGAACTATTTAGAAACTCAGGAAGCCCTGCTGACAATGATGCAACAGGACTTATTTATTTCTATGGTGAAAACGATAACGATGAAAAGATAGCTTATGGTCAAATCTATACACAAGTAAAAGATGCTTCAGATGGAACTGAAGATGGTTCTATGGCTTTTTATACTATGGCAGCAGGTACAAGCACAGAAACTTTGAGTTTGGTTTCTGGAAACGTAGGAATAGGAGCCACGCCAAGTAGTAATTCAGGTTGGAACAAGTATTTAAGTATAAAGGGCGGTTCTAATAATGCTGTTGTTCTTGATGGAACAGATAGTCAAGAAGGAGCAATTGGTGCGATAGATGGTTTGTATATTGATGTAACAGGGCATACTACAGCCACAAACAACAAAATAATATTTAGGACGCAATCAGCCAACAGTAATGCAAACGGCATAGAAAGGATGCGTCTTACTTCTGATGGATTATTTTTTATTGGTAAAACTGCTTCATCCTTAACTGACACAGGAGTAGAAATTCATCCATCAGGAATTGTTTACGCCACATCTACAGATACTGCTCAAGCGTATTACAACAGAGAAAACAGTCATGGTGTTCAGCTTCAAGGAAGAAAAGATAATTCTAATGTATGGTCAATTTCTTCAAACGCTAACAGCCTAGCTTCAGACAGAAATTTTAAAAAGGACATTGCTGATCTTCAACTAGGACTAGATTTTGTTAAAGAACTAAAGCCAAAAACCTTTAGATTCAAAATGGATAAAGAAACTGATCCATTGATGACAGGTTTAATTGCTCAAGATTTAGAACAATCTTTAACAGATGCTGGCGTTGAAAAAAACAGCATGACTTTGGTTCAGCACGAGCCTCAAGAAGATGAGTCAGAATCTCAATACATGGTTGATTACTCAAAACTTATTCCTGTTTTAATTAAAGGAATGCAAGAACAACAAGACCTAATAGAAACCCTACAAACCAAAGTCAAAACATTGGAGGAGGCATAAATGTCAATAACTAAAATCTCACCAGACGTAGTAGACTTTGATGCTGGTATTACTATTAGCACAGCGGATAATACTTCTCAGTTAACTTTGACTAGTACTGATGCTGATTCATCTGCTGGCCCACAATTAGATTTAACAAGAGATTCATCAAGTCCTGCTGCTTCTGATACGTTAGGTCGAATTAGGTGGATGGGTGAGGATGGCGCAGGTAACTCTCTAGGTTATGCTAATATGGTAACAACCATTGCAGACCCTACTGATACGAGTGAAAGCGGTACATTTGAAATTGATGTAAGACTAGCAGGTACAAATAGAAGTCGAATGTTGACGAATGAAACGGCAACAGTATTTAACGACGATGGGGTCGATATAGATTTCCGTGTTGAGTCAGATGGTAATGCTAATATGCTCTTTGTTGATGGTGGTAATAATAGAGTCGGCATTGGTACTAATTCTCCAGAGGAACAATTAGATTTAAGTAATACTTATCCATCAAATCTTAAAATAGGAATAAGAGGCTATTTAGGACAAGCGTACTCAACTTCTGCAACGATACTAGGTCATTCAGTTAAAGCAAAAACAACTGGAACAGACTCTGGTGCAATGGTTGTAACCGAAACTAATTCTGGCGGCGGTGCTCCTTCTGCAATTAAACAAGAAAGCGGAATTATTGCATTTCATACGGCAGGTTCTGGAACTGCTGACGCAACTTTTGATTCAGAAGCAATGCGTATCTTTGCTGATGGTTCGGTTGGACTTGGCACAAACTGGAACGGAACCAAAGATAGCTCATTTAAAGTTATGGGAGATGGGACAGGTTGGCTTTCTGTTTATCATAATGATGGAAATAATTCAAATAGGTATGGAATAAAAATTGCGTGTGGTTCAGATGATGCTTCTGGCACAAACTACGCAATGGGATTCGATGACGGAGACTTGAACGCAAATCAGGGCTACATTACATGGAGCGGTGGTACAGTTACTTATGGAGCTTTTACAGCTCATCACCCTTGTGTAATACCAGACGCTGACAACGATCCAGATTCTTCTGAAAACGCCTATCCCTATGGAACTTTACTAGAAACTATTTCGTTAAGTTACACACAAACAGAAGAGACTGATACCGAAAGAGGTATTAGATATAACGTACAAAAATCATCAGGAGCATATTCTAAAAAGGTTCTAGGAGCTTATGGTAGCTCAATGAACAATGCTCCACACAATCCAGATAATGAACATCAAGCACTGGTTTTAGGTGACGGACATATTCTTTGTAATAACGAAAAAGGAAATATTTCTGTAGGCGATGGAATTTGTACATCATCAACGGCTGGCATAGGTATGAAAGCAGACAAGATGGCAATGATTATAGGTATTGCTCAAGAGGACGTAACCTTTTCAGGAAGTGAAACAAAGTTAGTGGCTGTTCAGTATGGTCTTCAGCAATTCACGCCTTGGACTGATTAAAGGAGAAAACATAAATGGAAATAATAGTAGACATATTCAACATTGTAACAGCAGCAGTAGCTTTAGCTTCAGCAGTTGCAGCAGTAACCCCTACACCTAAAGACGATGAATGGGTTGCAAAGGCTTATAAGTTTATAGATATGATTGCGTTGAATGTAGGACTAGCAAAGGATAAAGGAGAGTAGTAAATGGCATTAGACACTGAAGCAGTTAAGTCAGGGGTAGATGTATTAGCAGTATCCACGACTGCTTCAGCGTTGATGGGTTGGTTACCTCCTTTAGCAGCCTTAGCAACATTAATATGGACTTGTATCCGTATTTATGAAACACAGACTGTAAGGAGTATATTTAGGAATGACGAAAAAGAAGAATAAGACACAACGAGAAGAAATCTGGAAATGGATGAGGGTTACTTTAGGACAAAAGAAACCTGATAAGAAGGTTAAATCTAAAAAGGAAAAGTAAATGAGTAAAGCACGACAATCTACAAGACAAAGATATAGAAAGCCTAGAGCAGACTATCAAGCTGGTGGTCGTGTTAATGCTCGTAGAGGTGGTAGAGGACCCGCTCAATTAACTGATGACAGAGCTAGAGGTGGGAGAAAAATACCTAGAAGAAAAAATACAGCTCAAAATAATAATGAAGCTTCCGCAGAATTAAATTATAATACAGATGACGCTGCAACTACTCAAAGTCCTGCTAATTTAATAACAACTCAAAATCCTCAAAATGTTCAAGCTACACAATCTCAGACAAACAGTGGTGTAGATGAAACTATGGAAGGTGAAGGAGATGTAACTAAAGATGATCAAGGAAATAATCAATTATCTTCTGAGGATGCTAGAGGGAGTGAAAATGTGAGTAATAATCAAGGATCTAGTTCAGGAAATGAACAAAAGCCAATTCCTAAGCCTACAGATAATCCTATTACTGGTATTATTGATAAAGATGCTAGAGAAGAAAGACTTAAAACATATGATACAGAATTAGCTAAAGGTCTTAAAGGTGAACTTCCTGATAATGCTAAACTAGCTGATATATCTGAAGAAGCAGGAACTAAACTTAAATATGAATCTGCTAAAGAAATAACAGGTAAAGATCCTGTTACAGTAGCTGAACCTACTAAAACTCCAGAAGCTGAAGAAGTTAAAGCTATGGATGATGAAGATGTTAAAACTGTAAAAGATGTAGAAAAAGCTAAAGATGTAACTATAGATCCTGTAACAGGAAAACCTAAAGAAGCTGCTCAAGTTGATTTAGATGAATTAGCTATGGTTGATGAAGATGCAGATGTTGATGCAGCACAATTAGAAGACCTTTCAGATGAATCTACTGTAGATGTAGACAAAGTTAAAGTTAAAGGTGTAGATGATATTACAGCAGCTACAGTAGCAGATGAATTTAGATCAGATGATCCTGAAGCTAATGCTGCACTTGTTAAAGAAGTAACAGGTAAACTAAGCCCCGGAGCTAAAGCAGAAGTAGTAAAAGTAGCAGGTCTTTCAGAAAGAAAGATTACTAGATATAAAAAACAATTAAGAAATGCTGGCTTATCAGAAGATGAAATTAAAGAAATAGGAAATGATCCATCAGCATTAGAAGATAGAGTATTAGATTTTTCTGAAGAAGAAAGAGGTGTAATAGAAGGTTTACCTGAAGAAGCTCTTGTAAGTACTCAAATAGAAGGTCTTCTTGAAGGTATGGAAGAAGGTAATCCTCCTGCATGGGCTAAACCAGCAATAGCTGCTGTTAATCAAATGTTAGCTCAAAGAGGCATGAGTGCTTCTACAGTAGGTCGTGATGCATTATTTAATGCTGTTATACAAAGTGCTATGCCTATTGCACAATCTAATGCTCAAGCAATACAAGCCAGTGTATCTCAGTCTAAAGATATAGAAGCTAAAGCAGCTATGCAAGATGCAGCAATGGCTCAAGAAAGAGCAGTTCAATATGCTGGTAATGTATTTAATATGGACATGGCAAACTTTAATGCTCAACAACAAGCAGCAGTAACTAATGCTAAATATTTTCAAACAGTAGCTTTAACTGAAACTAATAACAGACAACAAGCAGCAGTTCAAGATGCTGTTATTACTTCACAACTTAACATAGCTGAAGCAGATATGCAAACTAAAGCTAGAATAAACAATGCTAATGCATTTTTAAAACTTGATATGGCTAATTTAGCTAATCAACAACAAGCAAATATAACAGAAGCACAAATCGAAAATCAAAGAATGTTAAGCAATCAAGCTGCTATAAATACAGCTTTATCTTTAAATACTACAGAACAAAATAAAGTAGATATGTTTATGACTAATATTCAAAAAGAAATAGAAATTACTAATGCTGCTGCTGTAAATAACATGGCTCAATTTAATACTAATCAAGAAAATGCTGCCACAGCTAGAGAAGCTGATAGAGAGCTTGATAGACGTAAAGCTAATGCAGCTATGGCTCAAGACATAAATAAATTTAATGCTGATATGAAACAAAGGAGGGATACATGGAATGCTGCAAATGCTGCGGCTGTACAAGCTGCCGATGTAGTTTATCATCGTAAAACAAACCAAATAAACACAGCCACTCAAAATGCTGTTAATTTACAAAATGCTATGAATGGATTTAATATGACTGTTAAATCTATGTCTTTTTTAAATCAAGAAATGAGAGATCAAGCAGACTTTGAATTTAAAGCATATGAAGCAGAAGAACAAAGAGCAGCTTCAGTTATTGTAGGTGCTTTAGGAGCAGATGCTAAAGCATATGAACAAGGCGGTTGGTCAGCAGCACTTAGAGATCAGATTAACGCATTAATTAGGATTTTGACATAAGGTACTACATATGAAAAAGTTTTTTAGTAGAATAGCTAAAGGGTTTAGAGAAATAGGTAAAGGATTTAAAAAGTTTTTTAAATCTAAAATAGGTAAAATATTAGGAACTATTTTATTAGCTATAGCTTTACCTGCTGTAGGAGGAGCTATTTTTGGAGCAGGAGCAGGAGCAGGAGCAGCAGGGGCTACTGTAGCTCAAACAGCGGCAGCAGCTACTCAAACAGCAGCGGCAGCAACTAGTCCTACTCTTGGTTTAGGGTCAGCTCTAACAAGCGTATCAGGTACTGTAGCTGCTCCGGGTACAACATTAGCAGGAACAGCAGCAGGAAGTTTAGGAACCGCAGCAGGTGCTGTAGCTGCTCCGGGTACAACATTAGCAGGGACTTCAGCAGGAGCTTTAAGTGGTACTAGTATTGCAGGAGGAGTAGTACCAGCTGTTTCAGGTAGCGGAGCTTCTTTGTTAGGAGGAGCAAGTACAGGAGCAGGTATAGCTGCGGGAGAAATAGCAGCTGGAGCAGATGTAGCAGCAGGATTAGGAAATGTACTAGGAAAAGAAGCCGTAGTTACAATTAACAGTGGAGCAGATGTTTTAAAAGTAGCTGATGGATTAGCAAAAAATTTACAAATTACTGAGCCTAATGCAATATTTAATTCTGTATCAGATGTAGGTAAAGCTTCTGTAAACAATCTTGAAGCTGCTGTTACAGCTTCTAAAAAATCTGCAATAAGTAGTAACCTAACTGAAAGTGCAGAAACATTTGCTCAAATCGGAAAACAAGAAGGAGGAGTTTCTCAGCTTACAGCTAAAATGAATATTGAAGGTGGCTTAGGTGAAGGATCTCTTTCTAATGTAAGTCAATCAACATTAAAAGATACCTACATAAAATTAGGTGAAGGTATTCCAAAATTTAATGATTTATCATTGGCTCAACAACAAGTAACGGTACAAAATTATTTAAGCCCCGGAAAGAATTGGTCACAATCTTTTACTAGTCCTACATTTAGAACTGATTATACTAAGTTTATAGCTGACAAAGGAACATCTACTTTAGGTGAAAGTTTTTTAAATCCTACTAAATTAGATTTAACAAAAGCAAGTGAAATTCCCGGAGTTAGACAATATCAAAGTATGGGAGAAGCTTTTAAAGCTGGAGATAGTTTGTTAAGTAGAGCAGGTAATGTAGGAGAATACATAGCAGATACTTCTATATCTGATTTAACTAGAGGAGGCTATACTGGCCCCGGAGGAAATGTAGGAGTAGGAACAGCAAGTATAGGTGGTTATACTGTAGCTTCTCAATTTGCTAGCCCTCAATTTGAAGGTAGAGAAATGAGTCCTTCTACTCTTAGTGTAGCTCAAGATATGGCAAATAGAGGTACTGCTTATACTGATAATACTCTTTCAGGAGTAACTACTGATATGTATAGCAATAATATTCAAGATTATCAAGGTTCAAATTATATGAGCTATATGAATTCAATAAATCAGCAAAATAATGTTACACATTCTTATGGTCATAATGATGTTAGTATGGGCCATATAGATCCAGTTATGTACGGATAATTAAACTAGGAAATAATATATGGCAGAACAACCTTTAATTGATGAAGACATTGTAAATGAGATATCTCCTTTTCAAAGACCTATTCCCGGTCAATCTTTAACTAATGATCCTGATACTTCTTATGCTTGGGAAAGTCCTCCTGAGTACGTTACAGTGGAAGATGGTATTGAATACTTTATGGATAAAATATTAGATAAAGATGCTTTTACTAATTTAATTCAATTATTAGCATCAAAAAGATTTTCTATAGCTACTTTAGCTCAAATAATGTTAGAGAAAGGATGGAGAGAAGGAAAATGGAAATCTGATCTTATGTTACTTCTTGCAGAACCTTTAATGGTTATATTAATGGCTATTTCTGAAAGAGCAGAAATTAGAGATTATGAATTATATGATGGTGAAAATGATGAAGTTGATGACGAAGAAGAAATAGCTATAACAAAAGATCTTAGAGATTCTATGAAAGAAGCTACATTTTTTAATGGAATAAGTATACCTCCAGTAAGAAAAGAAAGTGTTCCTGAAGGTGTGTTAGAACAAATAAAAGAAATGCCTGTTCCAAAACAAGAAAGTTTATTAGCTGCTCCAGAAGAAAATACTTCTGAAGAAAGTTTACTAGGGAGATCATAAATGTCTATAATTGATAGAGTAGGGCCTATAATAGATACTGTAATGGGTGCTAACCAAGGTAGAAGAGATAAACAAAGAACAATAGAAAATTCTTTAATGGCAACAAGCATAGCTCTTGGACTTATAGGAAATTTTAAAAGAAATAAATATTTAGATAAAGCAGACCAAGATTCTATTGAACAGTGGATTAGTATGGGAAAAGCTAGAAATGATATATCAGAATTAAAACGTGAAAAAGAAGAAATGGCTCCTTATACTAAAGCTTTAACTGGAATTGATCTTACTAATATGGGGCATGTTGAAGCAGCTATAGGAGATTCTATTCATCAAAAAGTTATGAATACTCATCAAGATATGGTAGCTACAGGAAAAGCAGGAGAATTTCCAACAAGAAAAGATTTTTTAGCTAATTCTAATGGTTATTTTTCTCCTGAAGGAATTGAAAAAATTAATACTGCATATCAAGATGAATTAAATAATATCATACAAAGAGTAAGGACAGGTAAAAAAATTGATTTGCCAAATCTTGAATATCATTTTTCACAGTTAGAACAAAATAAATTAAATTCTGATTTTATTAAAGATGCTTCTTTATTGAATTTATTTACTGGTAAAACTGAAAAAAAATTAAATAGAAAAGTATCAGGATTTGATCAATATACTAAAATGTTTATTTCTGATTCTGTTAGAGATAATGCAGCAGCTATAAATGATTTAAAAGGTGCAAACAATATTCAAGAATCTAGGAATGCTTTAAAAAATCATACAATGTCTGATGTATATAGAATGAATAGAAATACACTAGAAATTTTACAGCTTATGCATCCTGAAGTAAAGGCAGCAAAATTAAAAGAATTAGAAACTGAATTAAATGCTGTAGAGCAAGTAAATGGAAAAATTCCTGTAAATGAATTAGATCAAATATCTGATAGATTATTTTTTAACATGATTAATCCTTCAGTAGGACTTGAATTAGCTAGGAAAAATAAAGCAACTAGAACAAGATTAGTTTATGAAGATGATACTTTATCTGACAAAGAAAAAGAAATTAAATATTCTTATATAGATAAAGCTTACAGAAGTAATATTGAAACTATGCAAGCTATAAATGAATTAGAACCTGCTCAAAAAGAATTACACAAAATAAATACAAGACAAAATCGAATAGATTATAGAGCTACATTATCTCCTGAACAAAAAAATTCTTTTGATAAAGTTATGGCTGCTTCAGAAATGTCAGGTGATCCTATAATTTCTTCTTTTATTGCAAAAATAGCTGAGCAAGAAGAACTTCAACGAATAAATATGCAGTATGATCCTAATATAGCTAGGCAAAATTTAAATCTTCAAAAAGATGTAGTTTCACAATTACAAAGTAATGGATTACCTTTAAATGTTAAAGGTTTAGAAGATTTACAAAAATCAAATTTAATAACTAGACAAGAAATAAATCAATTACTATCTATTCCTTTTAAAGATAGAGCTATATTTATGCTTGATTATACTTATTTTGACGGTAAAGAACTTTCTGATGATAGGATTCCTATAGTTGAAAAAACATTAAAATCTATAGAAGAACAAAATCCTATGATGGGAGAAATTGCTGAACTTATAAGAAAAGGAGATAAAAGTGCTAACATATTTTTTGGAAATATGCTTGGCAGAGTTCAATGGTTTATAGAAGAAAATAAAAAAATAGAAAGTTTATCAAGTGGAATTAATTTAGATAGAGATCGAATGTACAAACTTGTTTTACAATCAGATGCTATAAATGAAGATGTTGGTATAAAAGATGGAAAAATTGTTTTTCATCCTGATGCTAGTGCAGGGCCTAGAGAATCTACTTTAAGAAAAATATTTAATGAGCCAGAAGCACAATCTTATTTTAGAAATCTTAAAGTTCAAAGAGATGCTAATCAAATAACTTTAGCATCTTTAGGTTTTAAATATGATGAAGAAGATGGCTATTCTTATACAAGTAATTATGGAAAAGAAATAGATAATTTAGCTGCTGATGATCCTGAAGAAGCTATTGTTAAATTAAACAATTCTAGATTAGAATTAATTAATATGCTTAACCAAGATGAAAATATATCTGAAAGAGATCAAAAAGATACTATTAGAAATATTAATAAAATAAGTAAAAATTTAATAGATACTTATTCTCCTAATAGAATTGCATGGAAAGAAAATAAATTTGTTTTAATTCCTCAAACTCAAGCGGGTCAAGTAAAAACAATGCTGGAAAATAGAATAGAAGAAACTAAAAATAAATTAAATAAGCTTCCTAAAAGACGAAATTTAAGAACAGGAAAGTTATTGCCAGATACAGTAAGTAAAACTTACAAAGATTTAAATTTAGACTTAGAAGATTATCAAGAAAAATATGATGAATTAACTGAAGCTATGCAAATTAAAACTACATATGAAAATCCAGATAAAAGTGGATTTAGATTTTATACTCCTGAAGCTTATAGACAAGCTAAAAAAACTATAAGAAATATGGTTGGTGAATAATAAATGGCAGTTAAACTTCCATCTGCATTAGCAAGTCAAGAGTATAATCCATCTTATTCTAGAAGTCCTTTAGGAGGAGAAAATTTAGATGATTTAGAAAATGATGATAATTATATTAACATAGCTTCACGTTTTCTTCAAAGTTTAGGAGAAAAAGAAAGTGATGTTGATGATTTATACGAATACTTTAGAGATGCAGATTGGAATTTAGCATCGGGAGCTAATAGAGCTTTTAAAGAACTTCCTAATTTTACTGATCAACAAAAACAAGATTATAGATATTTAAAACAAAGATTTGATAAAGCAGATACAGGAAGCATGTCACAGTACCTTAGTGCTGCTAGAGATATAGGAATTGATATTGTTACTGATCCTATGTCTATTCTTAGTGCTATGTTTATTCCTTTAACTGGAGGAGCTTCAGTAGCTACTAGAGCAGCATTAGGTGAAGCAACTCGTATGGGTTTAAAACAAGTAGGTAAAGGATTTGCTCAAAGTAAACCTTTATTGGCTGTTGCTAAAAAAGAAAAAATAGAACCTGTCCAAAAAGGAGCAGCTTTAGTTAAAACTAAACTAGCTAGAAAACAAGCTCTTCAAAAGTATTACAAAGATCAAGTTAAATACTACGGTACTTTAGGAGCTGCTGAAGGCTCTATATGGGCTGGAATGGACGAATACCTTAGACAAGAACGAGATGACGTAGACGGCATTGATTTACGCTATGGTATGGATTATTCTGACATAGGGTTAAGTGCAGCTATGGGAGGCATTTTAGGTGGAGCTTTTGGAGCTGTGCCTACTAAACTAGGTCAAAAGTTTTCTCCTGAAGTAAGAAATTCTTTACATAAGTTTGCAGATGAAACTCAATTAGATGAATCTGATTTAATATTTAAAGCAAACAGAGCTAAAGATATTTTTATAGCTAACACAATAGGTAAGCCTACTACACGGCTTATGACTATTTCCAAATACTCTCCTACTTTACAAAAATTATTAACGACTTTTAGATATGATACTTACAAAGGTATTGAAGATATAGATTTAGAAGCTGTTAGAAAAGGTGATGAACCTATTACTAGATCTTATAAAGAAACCGCAGATGACTATGAAGGTCGATATATGGTTGCTTATGAAGATGCTGTTAGACCTTTATTAAAAGGTAAAAAATTAACTAAGAAAGATGAACAAATCCTTACAGAATTAATGAGAAGTAAAGAAGCTCAAGATATTTTTGAAGAACAAATAGTTGATGCAGATAGAATTAAAAAAGTAAAAGAATTATTTCCTAATGCTTCTATTGATCATATTAAAACTTATGCAGCAGTAAGAAATTTATCTAACAGAGTATTAGGAGATGGTCAAAAAGTTGGAATATACAGACAAGCTTTAAAAGCTGGCCCTAATGCTTGGTTTCCAAGAAGATGGAAATGGAGTGTTGTAGATGAAGATAGAGATGAGTTAGCTAAAATTATGGTAGATTCTAATGCTGTTGTCGTAGATGACAATATAGCTTTAGAACTTATAGATGAAAGTAATAGAGAAAATTTATCTAACTTAATAAGTTTAGAAAATAATATTGTTGATCTAATAGACAATACTAAAAATAAAAATTATGAAGATATTATTCAGATTGCTCGTAGTTATAATATTGATATACCTAAAGAAGGAGATATTGAATTAGCTGCTGTAACTTTTGGCAAACAATTAACAGAAGCAAGAAATGCTAAGAGAGAATTAATAAATACTATACCTAGTAGTAGACGATTAACTGATGAAAAATATAAAGCAGCTAATAATGTAATAGATGAAATGCTAGGTAAAAAAGATTTACTTCACCAAATAGATGGGGATACTTTAGGAACAATTTTGCCTTCATCTTTTAGTCCTAGAAATTTATTTATGTTAGATGATAAAGACATAGCTAAATTTATTGATGATGATTTTGATTTGTTAATGAGAGATTATTTTAGTTCTAGTGCTAGATTATATGCAAGAAAACAATTATTTGGTGCTAATGTAGATGAATTTAAAGAACGCTTTATTGATGATATAAGAGATGAGTTAAAAGCGGCTGGAGGATCTTTAAAAGGAAAAGATGCTGAAGAACTTGTTAAGATATATGAATATGCTACAGGGTTAAATCAACAAGGATTTAATTCTAATGTTGCTAATACGTTATCAGATTACAGTAAATTATCACAACAATTAGCTCACCTACCTTTAGCTACTTTGTCAAGTTTTACAGAAATGTTAATTCCTTTAACTAGAGTAGATGCAGATATTTATGCTAAAGGAGTAGGAAAAGCATTTAAAAATGCTAGTACTTCTTTTTACGATAACACTAAAAAACTTTTACAAGATGATCATAACTTAGGAAGAGAAGAAGCTCATAGAGAAATGCATAGAGTTATGCTTGGGCTTGAACAAGCTATAGCTCAAAGAATTGATTCATTAGCTGGAGAAGGAGTTCAAAGTCCTTTAGCTAGAAAAATACAAAATGTATTCTTTAAAGGTAATTTATTAAGTCAATGGACACGTACTGTTCAGTTAGCTGCTTTTACTATGGGTAAAGATATGATTACTCGTAATCTAAGAATAGTTAAAAATCTTGAAGCTAAAGGAATTAAAAATTTAACTAAAGGTGAAAAAAGAAAACTAGATGATGCTACTCTTCAGTTATATGATTTAAATGTTGATATTAACAGAGGTAAAACTTGGATAGATCGTGGTGAATCTAAGTACCATAAAATTTCAGAAGATAGATTTACAGGAATGAAAAAATGGGATGACTTCTATGAAAATCATATAATGAAAGGTGCTGCACGTTTTGCTAATGAAGTAATTTTAGATCCTTCTAAAGCAGCAGTAACTAGACCTCATGCCCAACAACATCCTGTAGGAACTATTTTATTTCAGTTTTTAGGCTATCCAACTGCGTTTACTAACACAGTATTAAAAAATTATTATACTCAAATAAAAAGAAACCCTGTAACAGGTACAGCTAAAGTAGGTAGTGTAGCTTTGTTAATGACAGGAGTTGCAGCAGGTTTAAATGCAATAAGAAGTAATGGAGAAAGTTTAGAAAAAGAACCTAATGAAATTATATTAGATTCTGTTAGTCGATGGGGTGGATTAGGTTTTGGAGAGTATATACAAAACATTAGAAAGAATCAAGAAATAGGTGGAGGAACTTTAGGCTCTGTAGCTAAAGGTATATCAGGCCCTATTGTTGGAGATGTTGTAGATAGCATTCTTTACCGTAAAGGCCCTAATGAATTTTTAATGACTAATATGCCCGGATACTCTGCATTAGATATGGCATCTTCTGGAATAAAAGCTGTGACAGGAGATGAAACAGATATTAAAGGTAATTTAAAAAGTCTTGCAAGAGAACAAGATTATATTATTGATGTAGGTTTAGGATTAAGAAAACCTAGAGAGCCTATAAATCCTTATACATCTGCTACAAAATTTATAAGAGATGAATTAAAAGCTGCTAAAGGATATGCAGAAGGTGGTACAGTAGACGAAGAAATAAAAGGCATATCTAAAAATCCTAGTACTAAAATTGATAAAATGACAGGTGTTCCTTACTCTGAACAAGCTGGAGATATTATAGAAGATAGAGAAGAATTTGTAAGAGGAGGTTTTGCAAGATTACTGAAAGAAAATCTTCCTTCTATTTTAAATTTAAGTTCTAAAGAAATTGATGAAGATCCTAGATTAAGCTACACAAATAAATTATTTTTAAACCAAAAAGATATTGAAGAAGATCCTTTAGATGATTTTACAGGATTAACTATTGAGCAAGGCCCTGAAGAACAATTAAGAATTAGAAACTTAGTGTTAGATGATTCAGAGTTTAAAGATGATTATGTTCACATAAGAAACCCTGAAGCTGATGAACGTACTTTAATGCCTCGTGTTACTCCTATGGAATACAAAGAAGATGAGATAGGCTCTAATTTATATAACTATAAAGGTACTCCATATAATGAAGTAACCTCTAATGATGTATTGTTAAGAGCTAGTAGAAGTTTAGATTATGAAGGTGACATACCTAACGCTCCATTTTTGTTAGTATATGATGATAAATTTTTAAATGTATTTCAAAATCTTGAAACTAGAAAAGCTTTAAACAGCATAAGAAAAGATTATGAAAAAGAATTAGAACAAATAAAACAAATAGATAACTTAGATACTAAGTATCCTGAGTTTGATTCTACTTACTTTGCTCAAAAAATACTTTCTAAATACAATGACAAATTCTCAAATATTCTTCTTAACGAAGGCTATGATGTTATTGGTTACTTTCCTAAATCACAAACTAATTTATCTAAAGAACTAACAGATATACAAGGTTCTTATATAATAGATAAAATATTAACTGCTAAAGGAACTGAAGATAAATCTAAATCTGTAAAAGATGCATTAGGTAGGTATAGCCCAGAAGAATTACAAGAACTTCTTAGTTCAGAATCAATGAGTAGAGCAAGAAGAGATAAAGAAATAAAAGATACTTATGAAACTATTGAAAGAGTAAATCCTGCAACTAATCAAACTTTTAAACAACGAATAAAACTTCCTGAAGAAATAAAAGCTGAATATGAAAGAGATAAAGATATACCTTTAGAAGTCTTTAAAAGAGAAGAAACAGGCTATGAAGATTTAGTAGGGCCTACAGATCCTGAAATAGATGATCCTGTTACAAGGATGGCTGAGCCTGTATATAAAGTAACTGATGGTATTCGTAGAAAAAGATCTTACATACTTTTAAACCCAGAAGCTCAATTAATTAATCTGCATAAAACTGCTAAACCTTCTCAGAAAGAAATAGATTTTGTTAATGCTAGGCCGACTCAAGAAAAGATTGATTTTATTAACGAAGGCAATGTTACTAATCTTCCTGTTAAAGCCATTACTAATATATTAGATAATGAAAAAACTTTTCATATGGTTAGTACTGCTTCTTCTGCTACTGATATGGGTCAAATAATTTCTTATCATCCTTTAACTAATAAATTTTTAAGAGATGTTAGAAATAGTATAGATATAGGAAGTGATCTACCTATTGAAGAGTTTACTGCTGAATCTTTTAATGTTGCTGAAGCTTCTATAAGTCCTAGTGGAATGATACGAATGGATTTAGAAGGGCCTTATGGAATTATAAATAGAATTAAAACTGGACGTATAAAAACTAAATTTAAAGCTTTGCTTAAAGAAGGTCAGTATTCTAGAGAAGATGCAGATACAAGTTATTTTAATATAGGCAATACTGGCAATCCAAAAGAAGATTATAAAGAAGTAATAGATTTTATTATATTTCATGAAAGAGCGCATAATAGAATCAAACGTAAACCTAATGAAGATCCTTATGATTATGAAAAAAGAATAAATCAAGTTGCTATAGCTAAGTTAGAACAACAAGCTACTTATGAAAATTTAGTAGATCTTTTAAATAAACAAAGTAAAACAGAAGATGTAAAATATGTAAGAATGGATACATTTGGAGGACAAGAAATTCCTGTGCTTTATAAGAATGTATACACAAAAGAAAATGTAGTTAATTTAGTTAAAAATAATGCTGGAGAACCTTCTAAACTTTGGTTCCATCCTTTAGATAATAATATATTAAATCCTTTAGCTAGACATTGGAGACTTCTTAATATAGAAGATCAAGATATTTTAGATAGATTAGAACCTGATACTATTAGAAAATATATAGAAGAACAAGATGAAATAAAACTTCATAAACATGAAGCTAATAAAAATAGATTTGTTAAAGATGTTTATCAACGATTAGGTGATGAAGGACAAGTAGAAGAAGAAATAGAATTAGGAAGAGGTAAGCTAGGTCTTGCAGATGTTGCAGAAGAACTAGATAGAAATCTCCAGATGGAAAAAAGATATGATGATTTAGTCCCTGAAAAATCAGCTATACTTTACAAAAAAGGTAGAACTTGGACAAGAACTCCTCCTCCTTATATAGAAGGAAAAGGATCTAAACAATTTAAAGATCCTTCAAAAGATAAAATGAAAGTAATAGTTGCTGGTGGAAGAGATTTTAAAGATGTAGATTTATTATCAAAAGAGTTAGATTCTTTATTTAAAAATAATAAAGATATTACTATTGTATCTGGAAAAGCAAAAGGAGCAGATTCTTTAGGAGAACTTTATGCACAAAGTAAAAATTTAAAAGTAGATGAATATCCTGCTCAATGGCAAAAAAATGGTAAGAAAGATAATCAAGCAGGATTTAAAAGAAATATAAAAATGGCTGACAATGCTGATATGGTCGTTGCTTTTTGGGATGGAAAATCTTCAGGAACTGAACATATGATTCAAACTGCTAAACAAAAAGGACTTAAATTAAAAATAGTTAGAACAGATCCTTTTGGAAAAAGCATACAACAGAAACAAATTTCTAGAATGGAACCTGAAGAAATTAAACCTTTAACAATTCCTTCTAAGAAACAAGCTAGAGTAACAGTACTTAAAAATACAGAAGGTTTAAATGAAGAAGAAATAAATTTAATATCTGATGCTTGGGTTGCTTCAGAAACTGGAGGTGCTTATGGAAACTCTGAACCTTTAAAGAAATACGTTAAAAATAATTTACCTTTCTCTCAAGGGCTAGGAACACAAGCTTTTATACAAGATTTAATAAAAGAATTTACAGCATCACCTAATGTACGAGGAAAGTTAGCTAAAGCATTAAGAAGAAAAACTAAAGTTAAACCTATTGGTAATATTCCTTATAAAGATTTTAATCAAGGTTCTTTAGTTAAAGTTTTAAGAACTAAAAAAATAAATGGTGGGTTACTTAATAGATTAAAAAGGAAAGTTGTTTAATGTCTTTTAAATATTTTACAGCAGACGAACTAAAGTGTCAACATTGTGGTGCAGAAGGAATTGATGGTTACTTCATGGCTAAGATAGATAATCTTCGTGAAGAGCTAGGATTCCCGTTTCCTGTTACTTCTGGCTACCGTTGTCCAGAACACCCCATAGAAGCTCGTAAGAAGGCTCCGGGGGCGCATACGACAGGTAAGGCTATAGATATAGGGGTATCTGGAAATGACGCTTATATGCTAATAGAGGCTGCTATACGAGATAACTTCACAGGGATAGGAATTAACCAGAAAGGTGATGGAAGATTCATACACTTAGATATTATACCTCATTCATCTAGTTCTCCTCGTCCTTGGATCTGGAGTTACTAATGGTTTTATATGCTGAATCATTATTAGTTATGTTGTATTCAATTTATTTAAAACATCAAACTAAAGTAGGGTTGGATGTACTGCAACTAGAAGACTTCAGATTAATGTTTGAAGAAGAACAAGAAGCTCTTTCAAAACTTTTAGAAGATGAAAATCCTGACATTGCAAATGAAATAGAAACGGAGAAAGTAACATGGCACTAGGAGTAGGAGCTATTGTTAAATCTGTAGCTGGTTTAGGGCAGACTTGGCTAGAAGGTAAGGTTGCTAAGACTAAAGCCAAAGCAGAAGCTGAAGCAGCAGTCATGGTTAAACAAGCTGAGTCAGTAGCAGATTGGGAAACAGCTATGGCTAGATCGTCCCAACAGTCTTGGAAGGATGAATGGCTAACAATATTATTTAGTATTCCTTTAGTATTAGCTTTTATACCTGCTACAGTTCCGTATGTCGAAGAAGGTTTTAGAGTATTACAAAATATGCCTGAGTGGTATCACTATGCTTTAAGTGTAATAGTAGCAGCATCGTTTGGGGTTAGATCTGTCATAGGCATAATGAATAAAAAGAAATGATATTTGAATCCATTGCAGCTATAACAGCAGCATTAAGTGCTGTGAATGGATTGATTGGTCAAGTCAAAGAATCTGGTGGGCATATAGGTTCTGTATTAGATAGAATGCAAGCCATTAATTCAGGTATGCAAAAGTTTGAAATAGAAAAACGTGAGTCTTTAGTCCAACCACTATCACCACAGGAGGCTATGAAATTATCTATGGCTCGTAGACAAATGGATAGATTTCACGAAGAGCTAAGAAATATGGCAGTTCTTTCTAGAGATCATCAAAAATTTGTAGATGATTATTTTAGAGTTATGGCAGAGTCTAAAGCTCAACATGAAGCTTCAGTTAAGGCTGTAATAGAAAAACGTAAACAAAGAAAACAATTAATGCATGATCTCTTTGTTTGGACTTCAGTGAGCGGTATAGGTTTAATAATAGCTGCAATAATAATTGCATTAGTTATAGCATTATTAAAATGAAAATAATGGCTTTTATGTTGGTTGTTATCATTAACGGTAACACATTAGAAAATGATGGGTGGTATTTTAGAAATATTTATCGTTGTAATACATTTGCTCATGCAGTAGAACATGGCAATGTAAATCAATACGATAGAAGAGATAGGCAACACAATATCTCTGCATACTGTGTTCCTGTAACAGTCCCTAAAACTACACAGTTTTGGGATTAAATTAAACTACAACTAATGGAGGTAATAAGATCTACAAACTATGGCAAAATTTATACTTGTAATTATTTTAAACACAACCCCACAATATATTCAAGTATTCGATAATAGAGAACAGTGTTCTTTAACTGCTCAACTAATAAGAAAAACTGAACAGCTTCAAAGCTATTGTGTTCCTTCTGGAACTCCTGTAATAGCTGAGATACCTAAACAAGAAGTAACAGGATAATTTATTATGGCCCACGAAACTAGACGAGCTAATCTAATTAAAAAACATAATTTAAAAGGTATAAATAAACCTAAAAGAACTCCTAATCACAAAACTAAATCTCATGTGGTTTTAGCGCAAGAAGGACATAAATTAAAATTAATTAGATTTGGTGAACAAGGAGCTAGTACAGCAGGTAAACCTAAAGCAGGAGAGTCTGCTCGTATGAAAGCTAAACGTAAAAGTTTTAAAGCAAGACATTCTAAGAATATTAAAAAAGGTAAAATGAGCGCAGCTTATTGGGCTGATAAGGTGAAATGGTAATGGGTGTAGAAGACTTTTTTGGTGGGCCTGAACTACCTGAAACAAGCGTTATAAAAACAAATGCAGACGTTGTAGCTCATGTAGCTGAAGCTATAGCAGGTTCAAATGATTTAGATTTATCTAAAGCTTTATTTGAAATACTAAATAAACATTCTGAAGTTGTCTTGGAAACAAGTCAAAAGATAATGTGTAAATATAAAATGCATTTACAGTCAGTCAAATGATCGAGCCAACAACTCCATCAATACCTGTGGGAACATGGGCTAAACATAATACTACAGAAGTAGTTAGACATAATAGAACGCATGGAGAAGAGCTTAGACTACAGACAGTCTTCAGGACTGTTTATTATGAGTTTGCTGATGGTAGAGTTAAACTAAAAAATTATACATCTCAAAACTCTACGATAAACTTAACTGCTTAACGTAGAGCCTGTAATTCTTTTTCTAAATAACCGTGAAGGTTTTCTAGTTTTAGAAGACCTTCACGTATTACTTTTCTTATAAGAATTTTATCATCATCTTCTGCAAATATTTTAGATACCGCTTCTTCGGGTAGCTGGCTAAGTTCAGTAACCAGCGTACCTTTAGAATCTATCATTATCTTAAATGATAATATATTCCCTTCCTTCATGCTACATCCAGAAATTCTGTTTTATTTACATCACCTCTAAGACCTGCTTTCATATAAGCTGTAGATCTACCTTCAAAAAAGTTCTGATGCTCTACTCCTAGTACATCATCTAGCCATGTAAGAGGATTATCTTTTACATTATAGTTAGGTTTTAATCCTAGTTGTAATAATCTTCTATCTGCTATGTATCGTATGTACTTTTGCATTTCTGCTTGTGTAAGACCTTCAATGTTTCCCATCTCAAACACAAGATTTAAAAATCTATCTTCTAAATCTACCATGTCTCTACAAGCTTGATATATTTCTTTCTTTAAATCATCAGTCCACAGTTCTATGTTTTCCTGTATATAATCTCTAAATAGTTTTGTCATAGCTTCTACATGAAGAGATTCATCTCGTATACTATAGGTAATAATTTGACCCATACCTTTCATGCGTCCAAATCTAGGAAAGTTTAATAGTATAATAAAACTACTGAACAACTGTAGTCCTTCTGTGAATCCTGAGTATACAGCTAATGCTTTTGCAATAGACTTTTTATCTTTAGGAGATACTTTAATATTATTAATGTACTCATGCTTGTCTAGCATAACTGAGTATTCTGAAAAAGCTTTGTATTCTATTTCAGGCATACCTACTGTATCTAATAATAAACTATAAGCATGTTGATGTATGGACTCCATGTTGTTAAATGCTCCCATCATCATACGTGCTTCAGGCTTTTTAAAGATACGCATGTACCTATCTACATAGCCTGTACTAACATCCACATCTGATTGAGTAAACAATCTAAATATCTGTGTTAATAAATTCTTTTCTGATTCATTTAATTCCTGCCAATCTTTTACATCTGTGTGTAAGGGTACATCTTCAGGGAACCAATGCATTTGATTCTGCTGCACATAATAATCAAACATCCACGGATGATCAAACGGCTTATAATAATCTCTTGTTCCTGTCAAACTCATTAAAACATTCCTTGTATTGTGTTTAGTTTTTCTTGTTCTGTAGCTAATGCTGCAACAAGATCATCTATATCTTGAACTATATTTGGATGTTCTGCAACAGCTACTGAATTATCTAAGTAATTTTTAAGATTAAGTTGTATTACTTCAATCTCTGCTTCGTACTTTAATTCTAAAGCTTTTAAGTATGGATTCATTCTAAAGTCTCCTCATATTTTTCATGTAACCAATCATTATATTTTTCACAGTAGATAGGGAAAGACATACGTTCTGATAAAACTGTATTGTTTTCATCACAATGATCTAACCACATTCTAACGCAAAAACTGTGGAAATTACTACTCACCTTCCTCTACCATAGAGGATTTTATTTCCCACCAAGTTTCTTTAGTTTTTATAAACTCTTCATAGGAAACAAATTCTTTTGTTTCACTTATATAATATTGAGCATCTTCAAAGCTCATATCAAACCTCCTAATTTATTATTTATTTCCCAAAGAAGATAAACAACAAAACCTAAACCTATTGCTAGTATTGTATGATACCACACCCATCTAACTTTATAGATTCTTAATTCAAGTCTTCGTTCATCTTCAGCCATTTCATAATACTCCAACATATCTTTTAATTTAGATTCAAATACTTTATCCTTCATACTAAATAACACTCACATAACATCCTAGTTCCTATCTGTTCACATACTTCTATTTGTTTTTTTGGAACACATTGAACATTTTCAGGTGACATGTAATCCCATCTTGAAGGCCCTTTATAAGTAGAACAAGAAGTTATAAATAATATCATTAATATTAAGCTAACCTTCACAACTTAAACACTCTACATCTTCTAGGTTTATCCGTGGTATTTTTATATTAACATTCTCAGCAGATCGTGCTGCATCTGATCTAAGATAGTATAATGATTTAAGTTTATTAGCTCCTACCCAATGCACTGTATTAATATAATTTAAATACTCGTCATGCTCCTCTTGATCTGCTGTAGCTTTTGGAGGTATAAAAAATAAATTAACACTTTGGCTTTGGCATATGTATTGCTGTCTTTGGTGAGCATGTTCTATGATCCATATTTGATTTAGCTCTGGTGCTGTTTTAAATATCTCCTTTTCTTCTTCAGATAGTTCATCAAGATGTTGAACAGAGCCTTCATGAGCTGCAATATCCTTCCACGTTTCTTCATTGTTTAATCCTTTCTTTTTTAGAACAGCTTCAAGGTATTTGTTTTTAACTTTGTAACTACCTGTGAGAGTCTTGTGGGTATACGTGTTAGCTCTAAAAGGCTCAATACTAGGACTCGTTCCACCACATATAATACTACTACTAGCGTTAGGAGCAATAGCAAGGAGATGACTGTTCCTCCTACCACTCCCAACCATATCAGGAGCTTCCCCACGTTCTTCAGCCAAGCTATTACTAGCTGCACTAGCTCTTTCTTTGATGTGGGAGAATGCTCTATGATTGAAACTTGTGGCGTACATACTCTCAAAGCAAATTCCCCTGCGTTGTAAGTAAGAGCAAAAGCCCATCGACCCAAGACCAACTGCGCGTTCTCTATATGCTGAATAAGCGGCTTTGATAAGCCCTTCTTTATCTTCTTTTCCATAGTTTTTAAACCTCTCATAACCTACGCTATAAGATCCTAGCTTGTGAGTATCTATAGCATTTTCTATAAAATGTTCTAATACATTATCTAACATGGTAATAAGATCTCCTATAAAATTAGGATCATCTTTCCATTCATCAAAGTATTCTAAATTAACAGAACTTAAACAACATACTGCTGTTCTATCTTCTGATGTTGGTAATGTAATTTCAGAACATAAATTACTTTGTTTAACTTCTAAACCTAAATTCTTTTGTTCTTGAGGTAAAGCTTCATTACACCTATCAAGATTAACAATATAAGGTTCTCCTGTTTCTGATCGAGCATTAATTAACTGCCACCACAGTTCTCTGGCTGACATAGTTTTAACAGCTTCTTTAGTATTAGGATCTATTAATCTCCAATCATTATCTTCTTTAACCGCAGTAAGAAATGAATCTGTTATTGACACAGCATTATGAAGATTTAAACATTTACGATTTAAATCTCCACCTGTAGGTTTACGCATATTAATAAACTCTTCAATCTCTGGATGATTGATATCCATGTATGCTGCATATGATCCTCTTCTGGTAACTCCCTGATTGAAAGCTAACATTTGAGAATCTACTACATGCATGAATGGGATAGATCCAGTAGAACGGCTATGGTTACTAGTAGCGACACCATTACTACGAACCTCTCCCCAATAACCTCCGATACCTCCACCCGAACTTGATAACCATATGTTTTCATCATAATGATCAGACAAACCACGTCTTGAATCAGGTACGAAATTGAGGAAGCAACTGATAGGTAAGCCACGAGTGGTTCCTCCGTTAGAAAGTATAGGAGTGCTGAACATAAACCAATACCTGCTACTATATTCATAAAGTCTTTGGGCCATATCGAAATCAGTAGTTCCTTTATAAGTAGCCCCAAATATACTAGCCCTTGCAAAAGCTTCTTGTGCATGTGTTTCTTCCTTCCATAGGTAACGATCTTTTAATGTGTTTAAACTAAAATTATCTAGAGTTTTATCTCTATCATAATCAATAGTTATTCCTAAATAATTAGTAATTCCTTCTTTAGTCATGATGCATAAATCCTTCTTTGTATTTTGTTTTCTCTCTTTTGTGTCTTTTATTTTTTGACTTAGATTTTGAGTTTTGTTTTTTGTCGAACTTTTCTTTACGTTCAGCCTTTCGATCCCAAGACATTCTTGTTACCCTCCATAAATTTTAAAAGTCTTTCTTCATACCAGTTTGCTTTATTAAGATCCTCTATAGGTTTACCTTTATATCGAAACCTCCACCTATACTTTAAACTATTGCCACGTAAATAGCCAATAAATTCTTCAGGAGATAGCATTGCTTCTATAGCCTCAATACATTCAACTGCTCCAGAATTATAATGACTAGGACTATTAACATTATCATTTAATTGTTTAGAAACATTTCTTATATGTTCTGTTTCATGATTGTAAGGTAAATTTTCTACATCTTGATCAGTCATACCTTTAGGATTTTTAAGTGAAGGATCTTTTAAACCTTCAATTCTTCTACGATTGTAAGCATCCCATTCTTGTGGTGACACATCATCTATACTAACTTTAGCCATTTGTTTTCCTTTAGTTTGTAAATGTTTCTTTAAATGATTTTTCTGAAAACCATCTAAACTTATTTTTCTCAGCCCATTCAGCATGAGAAAACTTTGTACCATCCTTACGCTTCTTTGCTCCGGGCATTGCAGCATCAGGTGACGCAAATAAAAATATAAGTTCTGAATGTTTAGGTAAAGATTTTTTAATCCAAACATATTTGCTATATTCTGCATGATCCCAAAATCTTCCTTTAGCTTCTATGAAGATAATTTTACTATCTATTATCTTAACGAAGTCTGGTGTATAAGAATGTTCAACTACATAGTTTATTTTAGATGTATGTAGTTTCCATCCTTTCAATACTGTATTGTGTAGTTCTGACTCCCATTTAGAATCATAACCTTTTGGAACTCCTTTTTCAACAGGTCTTTTCTTACGTGGTACTCTACGCATTTTCTAAATCAGACATAGTTATTTCATCTAATGGTTTAATCCTCATTTGTTTTTTAAGTCTTTGCCTCACCCATTTATGTGTGTATGCATTAAGATATCTTTGACCCATAGAACTAAAATATTTTTCTTTGGGTAACATATCAATTACTTGTTCCTCTGTTAAATTAGAATTCTCTGGCAACAAAGAAGCCAACCACTCCATCAGCAACGTGTAAACTTTGTGATTTAGTTTTTGTTTTTTACTTTTAGGATACATTTAATACCTCTTCAACTTTAGGTTCATTTACAATTTCTGTAAAGTAAACTAATCCTTTAGAATATTTAAACACTCTAAGATCTGGATAACATTTAAACTTATGATTGCAGTATACACAATTCTTTGGAAGCTTCATGTTACCAGACTTTCCTTCTGGAATAGGCTCATAGCAAACCTCTGGTGGTTCATTGTTATTTAAAGATTCTTTTATATCTTCGATAATTTTAGGAGCGTATGGTTTATCTAACTCTTCTGGTTGATAAAGTGTAAGCTCTCCAGATTCTTTATTAATTACTAAGAATCCACCATTAGTAGTACCTTCTGCTTCTTCATAGCCAGCTAACTGAGCCATATATCCAAAAGGATCATCCTCTCTTAAAGTACCATTCCTAAACTTATTAAATGCAAAACCTGATGCAGTTTTAATATCTATTACTTCTCCATCAATCTTACAATCAATATGTCCTTTGACACCTTTAACCTCTACTTCTTTCTGTTCATCTTCAACTTTATGTCCAGACATTTTAACAAGAAATAATAAAACTTCTTCAAGTAAATGTCCATACAGAAACTTAATAGGCAGATGTGAATCTTCAAAAGAACTTTCTTCTCTTTTGTATTTAAGATCATACCATAACTGCCTACTAGGTTTTCCAATATTAGACATTCTTAATGTATTACTATCTCTTGCCTTTGGAGTAGCCCAATGACGAACTACATCTTTAATAGCTTCTCCAAAGTCATCAATGTCTTTATCAGATATATCTAAAGCCTCTCCCTCTGTTAAAGGAGATAACACAGAATAAATATCGGATACTAAGTTTTCTAATTTTTTCATTTAATATGTTTTACAAAATGTAGACTTCTATCAGCAGGATTAAATTGTAATAATTGAACTTTCATTTTCTTTTGTTCATCAGTACGTTTACTTCCGCTCCAATGGGTTCTTTCTTTTCTTACAGTTTTAACATCTATATAAAGTGGTTTACCTTTTTTATCTATAGCTATTAAATCTACAGGGCCTGTGCATCCTGAGTTCTTGAATACATTATAACCTTTATCCCACAAATATGTAATGGCATAATGTTCTGCAATATCTCCGAGCCTTGATGAACCATGTTCTACTTTCATAAATATCTCCTTAGTGAGTTTCCGACCAGTTGTTTCCTATTTTATATTCACCGTCCAAAGGACATCGTAAATTAAAATCATGTTCTACTTGTTTTATAGATTCTACTCCATGTTCACCCACTTTGAAAGCTTCATGACCTGCTGCTTCTATTTGCCACTCATCATGAACATTTGCTACAAAGTGTGCATCAAGATTACTTTCTTTTATTTTATTATTTAGATTCACAAGAGCTTGCTTCATTACTATAGCACCTGCACTTTGTAATAAAGTATTTAATGCTGCATGTTCTGATCTTATAAATACCTTGCGTCCATCTAATCCTTTAAGGTATCCCTTTGCCGTTGCTCTTTCAACTCTATCTTTAAGAGTTGCAAATGATGGGAGATTATTAAGAAAAGATCTTCGTAATCTTTTACCATCGTTTCTATTTCCTCCAACCACTTGTCCAAGTCTGAGGTCACTTCCACCATAGATGAGGGCATAGATGAAAGTCTTTGCCTGATCTCTTGATTCAAGACCTGCAAGTTTTTGATTTGCTGTGTGGATATCTCCATTGAGTATTTCATTCTTAAACCCCTCGTCATTCATGTAGTGTGCTAACATTCTTAATTCTAACCCAGATGCATCAATACCTACAAGTTTATATCCATTAGGAACTATCCAACAAGATCTGCAATCTTTTCCATAAGGACTGTATGATGCTGGTATCTGTGCTAAGTTTGGTTTAGCATGGCTCATCCTTCCTGTAATTGCACCATTAGGTATTACAAAACCATGTACTCTCTGATCATCTGCTAAATGCTTGAACCAAGAATCTACTTGAGCTATTCTTTTCTGAAGCGTTAAAAACTTAGAAATTAACTGAGCTTCTGGTATATCTTTTACTTTATTTAATGTTGATTCATCTACAATCGGCTGACCTGTTGGAGTGAACTTCTTAGGTTTCCATCCAAAGTCTTTTAGATACTCACCTATTTGTTTACGTGATCCTAAATTAAACTCTTGTAGTTTGCATCTATCAAATGGCAATAGCTGTGCATGTTTTGGTTTACTTATTATTTTAAGAAACTCTTCATCAGTTAAACCTTGCTTAGATAAACAGCCATTCTTTTTCCATTTGGGTTGTACTGTTTTTAATTTAACTAACTTAGGTTTAAAAACTTTTTGAACTGTTTCTTCTATCTCACGTTTACGTTCATTCAACTCAGCCAACAATACTGTACCTCTTTTCTCATCAAAAAGAAAACCATGTTTCTCTTGTTCTTTGAGTATAACAGCTACACCATGTTCAAGACCTATAGATTTAGGATCAAATCCATCAAGTTCTTTTATAACTGTATTAAATACTTTTGAATTTAATTCAACATCATTAATACAATACTCCATCATTTCTTCTGAGTATTGAGTGAATCCATGTTCCTCCATAGATCCTTTATTAAATCCTAAATTAAATCCCCAAGCTTTTAAACCATGACCTCCTCTTTCTGGTTTAGCTAAACGTGACAATACTAGTGTATCAATTACTTTTTTATCTTTAAAAGATAATCCTGTAAGTTTTTCTATTATTGGAATATCAAATCCAAGAATGTTATGTCCAACTAACAGTTCTGCTTTAGCCAACAAATCTAACCCTTCTTTAATTTGATCAGGATTAAATGTGTGCACCTTATTTGTCTCCAAGTCTTTAGCTACAATACACCAAATCTTAGATGCGTCTAGTCCATCAGTTTCTATATCGAATACTAATTTCATTCCATGTCCTCAATAGTTTTCTTTACATAAGCTAAAGCTTCAGCCTCAGACATTCCCATGTCCAAGGCTTTTTCATATAGCTTCTCCTCGTATATTTCTCTGTAGTGATCACTCATTCTTTAATTCCAAGATATTCGTCAATGCTTTCTCCCACATCTTTATTGATATTTAATCTAGCAGTAACTTCACCATTTTCATTTGAATCTAAATAAAATCTTCCTCTGCCTTTTACAAAGTCGGAATGTATTAAATCATAAAATTCTTCATTGGTTAATATAACATTAACTATTTTTGTTTTCATAATTGTTGAACCACTTTACTCCATTCTTTTTGTAAATCATCTATAAGTTTAGATTTTTCTTCATTGATTAACTTTCTTAAAGCTAATTCAAACTCAGCTTGTCTTCCATTTAGAGTGGGAATGTTAGGATCTTTTTTCCTGTACAATACCCAATGATCTAAAAACAATTCAATAGAGTCCATTTAATTCTCCTATGTTACTATAACATTATTAAAGGTTTCAATCCAGCACTTAGCTCCACAATCTAAAGGTTTATCTGGAGAATATATAACTGTTGCTACAACTTCTCCATCATCATCAAGTATTTCTACATGATTACCTTTTCTGTTTTGAGTATAATCTTTTGCAGTTATTACAGGCTTTCTATTACCTGTACTTTTATTATTATACTTTATATTATGTTGGTTAATATGTATCCTAGTACGTTTCACTTAGTATTCTCCTGATACTCAATAACTAATTTCCATCTAAAACTAGATGGGACTATTCCTCGTTCAATTAAGAAGTCAAGCACCATCTCATCTATCGGGCCTTCTTCAGATGGTGTTGCATCTTTATTGTTAAGTGTTATTTGTTTCATTGTCGCACTCCCAATGTAATGTACCATCATCAACTAATTGATTAAAATAATCTACTACATCTTTAAATGTAGGAGGATATTCAAACTCCATTTCTATTTTAACTAATGTTTTCATTCCTTCTCCTAAAAAGGTATATCATCAAATTCTAAATCACCATTATCTGTTTCATGCTGTACTTCACTGAGTCTTCCAGTATCTGTATCATAAAATAATGAACAAGCTAAACCTACATCACCTGTATATCTAGATTTAAGAACACGTAGTTTAGTAGTGTTAGCCTCAATAGGATCATCTGCTTGCTGATTACGCTCCAAAGCAATGACACAATCACTTATTTGTGCTATTGATTGACTGCCTCTCAGATGGCTCAGATTCACTTCTACGCCATTTTCATGGCCTTCATTACCTGCTACTCGTCTAAGGTGTGATACAAGCATTAGACCGACTCCTGTTTCCTCTACGAGGCTCCTTAGCTCTGTCATGATGTTATCAATAGCTCTTCTCTCATCTCCGTCTGACAATGCAGATACTAGCATGTGTAAGTGATCGACTACTACCCACTTACATTCACAGCCTACAATAATATATCTTAGTTTAGAAAATACTTCATCTATATCATTCATACCAAAGTGTGCATGTATATATACTTTATCTTCATCTGTCATTTTCTTGAATAGACCGTCAAGAGTATCTTCATCGTATTTGTTTCTGATCTCTTCAATATACAATCTATCATTAGCTTCGATAGATACTATACCATCGACTGTACGTTTCCAATCTTCTTCAAGTGCAATAATACCTACACGATCTTTACTGTGTGTAATCAGCCAGTGTTCCAGCTCTCTTGTAATACTGGACTTACCTAATCCTGTACCACCTGTAAATGTTACAAGCTCTGACTTACGCATGCCAAATAACTTTTCATTTAATCCTTGCCAAGGATATGGAATGCTTTCTTTCTGACTACGATCTTTCCATTCATCAAGCTTTTCAGATACACGGATGATGCCAGAAGGTGTAAATGTTTTAGCTTGCCAGAAACAATCGACAAACTTCTTATGTTGATTAGCTTTTAACATATCATTAGCATCTTTATAACCTTCAGGAATATTCATGATCTTAGCTTTGTTAGGTCTGAATAAAGCTGCAACTTTATTAGCTGCTTCCTTTCCCGGCTTATCATTATCAAAACATATTATTACATTATCAAAAGATTCTAAAAATTCTAAATTCTTTTTGATATCTCCTGATGCACTTTCTGCTCCATTCTTAATTGAAACTACAGGCCATCTGCTTCCTGTCATTTCATGAGCTGCCATTGCATCACATTCACCTTCAACTAACGTGACATACTTGCCACCTTTGCTGAACACTTGCTGACCAAATAAATTTCCTTCTTGAATACTTCCTTGGCTTTTAAATCCTTTACCTTCAATGGTTCTTATTTTATAAGCAACAAGATCTTTATCATTGTAGTAAGGATAATAATGTTTAGCAATATTTCCTTCTTGATCATAGGTTACACGTACACCATACTTAGCTGCTGTTTCTTCTGATATACCTCTATCAGTCAACGCACCTACTACACCTACATAATCATCACTAGAAAAATATACTACATTAGAACTTTCTTTCTTAACTGTGTCCTGAACAGGACTATCAAAATCTGGCATGAATTCTCCACAACTAAAACATTTTGCTGATCCGTCATCATTAATACTAACAGCATCACTACTGTTACACAATGGACAAGCTACATGATATTTAACAAACGTCATCTAAACTCCTAATTTATTTATAAAGGAATGGGGAAGCCCCACATTGCGTAGGGGCTTCACCAGTACGACATCTATTCTGCTTTCACCTCCTCTTCTTCAACTTCAGTAAACTCAGCTCCAACAATAGCCTCTTCAGTTAGCCCTGCTTTTATTACATTATTATAATGAGCTTGCGCTGCTTTATAATAATTAAGAATAATTTCAGCTTGACGTAACTCATTCTGTTGTAGCTGTGCCAACAACATAAAAGCTTGTTGAGCTTCCGGGGTTAGTTTAGATACATCGTAATCTGTTTCCTCATTACGATATACAGCTTTAGGTGCTTGTTGTTCTACTTCACTCATTAGAACTCATCTCCATCATCAAGACCAAACTCTGCTCCATCAGATGCTCTATCACCATAAGGTACTAAATCTAAAACTTGCATAGCTTGAAAATCTAAACCTTTGAAATCTCCAAACTGATTAGATGTTTCCCATTCATGATATTGGACTTTAACCTTAGAACCATTTCCAACAAGATCGGTAATAGGTTGTTTGTTAGAATCCACTAACTTAGGTGCAGGTCGTTCTTTACCATTCTTATCTCTAGCTTTACGCTTGATAACAATGCTTGGCCCTTCATCCATCTGTTTAATCTTGTGGCCTCTTTTAGCAAACTCTTTTGCTGTAGAATCATCCACCAATAGATTAACAGAATAGACAGGTTCAAATTTAGTATTAGGTGTGGTTACTGAAGCCCAATAAGCTAAACCTTCAACTAGTGCCATATTTTTTCTCCTTAATTAAAGTTGGCTAGACAAGACTATACAAACTGTACAGCCTTGTCAAGGGTTTTATTTAAGCTGCTAACTTAAATACTGGATTGTGATTAACTAACTTCCTAACATCTTCCATCTTAGTAGCACGTAGATGATGTATGCCACCATCTTTCTTAGTATTAAGATGATTGCTAGTCCAATCAGTCATTGTATTATATAAAGCCCATAGATTACTACCTAATGAAGGTCTGTATTCATGGATATATAAATTCCATAAAGTACTAAGAGGACTGTTAGCTCTTGTTGAACCATCTTGATTCTTAGTGGCTACATCAAGAGTCTCAGCAATACTTTGCCTACTTGAATGTATATCATCTAATTGGCTAATAGCATGGTTATTCCTAGACAAAGTAGCAATAGCTTGGAATGCTTCTTTGTCTGTTACTGGAGTATCAATCCACTTAGTCCATTTATCTGTTTCATCTAAGAAAACTTCCAAGCAATTCATTACCTGCATAGCTCCCTTATCATAATTAATATTTTTAGTATGACGTTGCTTAGATACTGCAATAGTTGTACCAAATACACATAGGTTTGTACATATCATTCTCCATGCACCTCCTTCAAATACTGTAGGCCATGTACCATCAAAGCTATTCCTACCTAAAATCTCTAGACTTACATCACCAGTACCACCTACATTAATAGTATGAGCAGGAAATTTATAATTTACAAATGCTCTGCCTCCACCATCTGATACATTTATTGTTCTTGTCATACCTTCCAAGTTCAATCTAGATTTAATAATATTCTCTTCAATTTTTTCAAACTGTTTTGCATGAGACAATGGATTAGAATACTTATTACCTACAGTAGAAATATACTCTCCTGTATTACCGTTCAATAACACCTTTCTATTTGGTATATACTGAGTCTCACCATTTAGTTTATAAGATGCGCCTAATTCTTGAACATCAAAGTCAACATCAGTACCCATGTATCCTAGGTCTGCAAATGCTAATCTTCTCTGTTCCTCTCGGGAATTGAATGAAACTAAATTCATTAATTTTCTCCATTTATTTTATTGAAAGTTGTGTGGAAACCCACATCAAGAGGGGTTCCACAACAACGAGGGTTACTGAATAACATATGTAAATTTATCCAGTTTTTCACTACGCTTGATCCTAGCCATCAACATTTGTGCAGCTAAGTCTTGCTCAGTAGTAAACTTTTTCTTGTTTAATCTTGCTTTAAGATGGGAAGAACTACCTAAACCTAATGCTCTAGCTAATGCTCTCCAACCTTGATCATTAGGATTAGATTGATCTTTTAACTTATCAGCTAACCATATTAATTTATCTTTGTATTCCATATGACTAGCCTATAAAGGATTTATTTGAAAGTTGTAAGCCCATTTACAATCATGAAGATCAACAACATATTCTCTTTGATTGGCATGAAAATCTTTCCAGCTTATTTTATTTATATATTTATTAGTGCCTTCATCTTCAAATTTTTGAATTGCAGTTACTTTTGCTACTCTAGGTGGTTCTGTTCCCCAAGTACCTTTATGAATAACATCATCATTTACTTCAAGATATTCTTTATGATCATCTTTAAGTATACTCATTAAGTTACTTAACTCAGTTTCAAATTCTAACATTTAAATTTCCTTATGGTTTATAATTAAAATACTTATTGTCCATAGCAATTAATAGCAATTTCCGTTCAATAAGCATCCTAAACTTAATAGATTATATCACGATAAAAGATTTTGTAAAGTCCCCGGTATATCTTTTTGTAAATTTCTTACAACTTCTTGACTTTCAATCTCCATTCTTGCATGAGTAGCACAATAATAATTTAACTGTCCTGTAAATTCTCCAGTTAAATATACTGATACTTTCCTTGAACAATTAGATACAGAACATTTAAGTTCATGTTCTATTTTATCTCTAAGTTTCATCTTCAATATCCTTAATCTATTTGCCTTTCTAAAATTTCTGATTCAAAATCATTTAATATTTCTAATATTTCTGACATATGTTTTAAAGAAACATCACAATAAGAACAATCAATAAGTTCTGTACTGAATCCTTTAAAATCAAAAATTTCAGAAGGTGAAGTAAACAAAACTACTCCATCATCTCCATCAAAGTAAAGAACACTACATTTATAAGGTTCTGAATGAACAATAAAATATGGATCAGCAAGACTATATCTATGTTCGTTATATTCATCTTCACTAAGATCAAATTCCTTATATATTTTATTTGATTCCATCTTCAAAATCCTCAAACAATTCTTCAGGTGTAGGAAATTCAAAGTCTACAGTTTTTCCTTTTACTATTGATCTGTTACCATCATGAATTAAAACTGGCTCCATAAACTTTCCATTAGGATCTTCTTCCTTTTCATCAGGAAAGACAGGATAGTTAATGTTATTTATAGATTCAGTAGGCTTAGGTCTAAGAGATTTAGTCCAAGCTTTAAAGATATCATAAGCTTCAGCTCTTTCAAGACCATACAACTCTCTCAATAAACTAGGTGCGCTCATCATGTTGACTTCACCTCGTTCTCTCAACTCATTCAACGTAGCAAAATAATGTTCATAATCTGTATTAGATTCCATTGTAATCCTCACTTATAAAAGATATGATTGTTAATAACAACAGTAGGAGTTAACTCATCAGACCAATATGGTTTGTCAATATAATTAGCATGATACCACAATGATCCTTCAGTTATATCCATGTCATCAAAGTTAATTAATCTGAAAGCTAAGATAATACTTTCCATCCAAGTTTCAGAGTCTGTAGGTACATCTGATTTACCATCACAGTACCAACTAAACTGACATCTATGTCTTGTTTCACCTCCTTGATATACAACTTCACAAATAGTATGCGGAAACATACCATGATTTTTTCTGTTAATAGTAACCTGACCTACAGCAATACGACCTGCTAATGGCTGATTACCTGCTTCAAAGTAAATATTCTTAGCTAGACAATGAGCTTCACTATCTTTATCATAAGCCTTTGCAGTATTACAAGTAACCAACAACAACAAAGATAGTAAGATGAGCATAGCTATGTTGTATCTAAAATCCTTTTTCATTTTCAGACCTCTCTTTTAAAAATAAATCAAATTTATCCTTAGTATGTCTGAGATTAGATACAAGCTTATGAGCATTAGCTTCATTCAAAGCTTCCAAACATGCTTCAAAGATATCATCAGGATCAAAGTCTAGATCTTTAGCTAGATCTATTCCTTTGTTCTTTACAAAATGTTGATCCCAATCAAATCCATGTGCTACATCTATATAGTGACTTAATTTATCTGACATATCAATTCTCCAATTTTCTATAAGCTTCATACTCAATCTTATCACTAAACTCTAACCAAGGATAACTATTTTCCATAGTAAAGAAATAACTTAGCATATGACTTTGATAATATGTTGTAGGTTCTCTCCAAGTATCACCAGAATCATTAACAGTATTATAATACAATCCTAAAGCAAGTCCTTCTTTCTTGACTTCATAAAACTCATAACCTCTAGGGTTTTGAACCATCTCATGCAAAGTTTTAAATAAATCAAGTTCTGTTTCTGCCATAACAATAAACCTGTGATTATCAAGTTCATTATATTTATTTGGCCTGACAATATATGGTTTCATATATGCATCTCCTTTTCTCTAAGCTCTCTAAGCTTTTGCTTTTTTCTTTCATTCATCTTATCCAAGAAACGCTGATATCTTTTCTTGCTTTTAAAAGCTACAAAGTTTCTCTTGGCTCTTTTACTACTCATTATATATACCTCATACAGTTTCGAGTTTTCCCGCACAGAAAAGGGAAAACAAAGAAACATCCAACAAAACCTTACTTAGGTTGGTTAATAAAAAAAAGCAAGGCTACCCATCTTACTGGATAACCTTGCTAACTGTCTAGCTTGACTAGCTAGTAGTAGCAGCTAGGGATTCTAGCATTGCTTTCTTTGATGAACCTTTCTTGTTAAGCTTAGACAAGCTAGACAAATCTACCTTGTATTTCTCTTTCTTCTGAAAGGCTTCTGGACTGAGATCAACACCTTCTGTATCGATGATGTCTATTACCTCTTGGGGAAGTTTGTCGTATTCTACGAACTGTTGGAATGCATCCTGACTCCATACACCCTCACTAATGTAGTGATCCTGTATTTTCAGAATAGCTTCCTCCAGCTTAGCCTGAAGTGGCTTATTGTAGTCTGGAGCAGGTTTACCCTGATCAGTATACTCTTTCTGGAAGAACTCAAATTCCTTATTGTTCTTGAATGACCTACCTACCCAATCAGGTATAATTGAATAACGTAACTTGAACAAATAAATTTGTTTTTCATTAATCTTAAAATCCATATGATTTCCTTGTTTAGCTAAAAAAAATAATAGTTGAAAAGACACAAAGCGTCCCTTCGTAAGAAAGGGATGCTGTGGGTCTAATGGTGCTGAACCCCATAAGTATTAAAAGATATATAATTACAGAACATAATAAGATTATGGGGTTCAGTGCCATTACCCATAGTATATAGTCAGATTAATTTAGCTAGTGGTATGAAAATCATATGGATTGATTAGCATGTAAATACCTGATTGGATAGGTAAAACTTTTTAGTAAACCTGCTTTACAATTATTACACTAGTAAGTCTATGCAATCTCCATGAACTAGACAGGCTAAGCTGGTGGAAGTACGACAAAACTTCCTAGTCTAGCTAACTGTATAGCCTTGCTTAGTCTTGCAGTACAGACGATGTAGGGGTAGGCAGGATGACCATACCCCCCTATGGTATATATATAGCAATTATAAATATTTTTAACAGGTTTAGCATGTGTACCAGTACATCGGGTCTATTAAGTTAAATAGTACCCTTATTACTATGCAACCCTGCCGGGCTGACTACTCTAGTATACAGTTGATTTTAAGTTTTGTCAAGTTATTTATCAAATAATTAAAAAAAAGCTTGACAAAACCCATATCTAGGTATATACTTATAACAATGAATTACTTAGCAGATAAACCTAGAAAAAAAGAACTAACTGAGAAACAACAAACATTCTTAGATAATGTAGTTGTAACAGGAGGTGATCTAAAAAAGGCTGCTGAGTTAGCAGGATATAAGGGCAATCACTACCAAGTTATACAAAGTCTTAAAGATGAACTAGTTGATATGGCACAAAACCTGCTTGCTCACAATGCTCCTAGAGCTGCTATGAAGTTAGTAGAGGTAATGGATTCAGATAGACCTGTACCACAGGCTAGTTCTAAGTTACAAGCAGCTCAAACTATATTAGATAGAGTTGGTGTTGCTAAGACTGAAAGACTTAATATAGACCATAATGTAAATGGTGGTTTATTTATATTACCTCAAAAAGATACTGTTATTGTAGAAGGTGAATATGAAGAAGGATGATATTCCAGAAGGTTATATCCGTAGAGCTACTTCTACTATACCCTTTGGATATGAAACTTCAGATATCCAAGGGTGGTTACAACCTATACAAGAACAATTAGATTCTTTAAAATTAGTTGAAAGTATGGTGGTAGCAGAGGAAATAAGTTTAGCAATGGCTACAGATTGGTTAGAATATAAAACTAAACGATCTATTTCTCCTAGAGGACTTCAAAAAATAATAGATAAGAAGTATGGCAGAAGAGCAGAAAGACTGGGAGCTTAATCCTCAAAACTATCAAACAAATGAGGATGGTTCTTTTCTTTTAAAAAAAGATGGTACTCCTCGTAAGAAAGGAGGTAGACCTAAAGGACAACCTTCTAGAGGTTATAATTTTCATTCTTCTCAAAAAGCTAAAATAGCAGCTAGAAGAGCTGTTAAGAAAGATGAAAAAGAACTAGAAAAATTAAATAGAAAAGTACAGAATAAGAAAAAAACTCTATCTACTAAGAAAAATGCATTTAAAAAATTAGATGCAATGAGTGATAACCAGATCACTTCAGTAGAAGAAATAGATTCTTTACCAGATAATGTAAAGAAGCATATAGAAGAATCAGATGATACAGTAGTCTTCAAAGCTAATGAAGGCCCTCAGACTGAATTCTTAGCGGCTGGTGAGTTGGATGTGTTATACGGAGGAGCAGCAGGTGGAGGTAAATCCTACGCTATGCTGGTAGATCCTCTAAGATATTGTCATAAGCCTGTACATAGAGCATTAATACTTAGAAGATCTATGCCAGAGCTTAGAGAACTAATAGATAAGTCTAGGGAGTTATACCCTAAAGCTTTTCCGGGTTGTAAGTTTAGAGAAGTAGAAAAGCTATGGAATTTTCCTAGTGGAGCAAAGATTGAATTTGGATTCCTAGAAAGGGATGCAGATGTATACCGTTATCAGGGGCAAGCTTATTCTTGGATAGGGTTTGACGAGATTACCCACTTACCGACCGAGTTTGGGTGGAACTATTTAGCATCTCGATTAAGAACTACAGATCCAGAGATTGTTCCTTATTTGCGTTGTACAGCTAATCCGGGTGGAGTGGGAGCGCATTGGGTCAAGAAACGCTATGTTGATCCAAACGAACCTAACAAAGCTTTTGAAGGCTCAGACGGTTTAACACGTAAATTTATTCCTGCTAGGTTAGATGATAACCCATATTTGGCAGAAGACGGACGTTATGAGCAAATGCTTAAAGCTCTACCTGCTGTACAACGTAAACAATTACTAGAAGGTAATTGGGATATTACAGAAGGAGCAGCTTTTGCAGAGTTTGATCCTGACTTTCATGTAATACCTCCTTTCCAGATTCCTGTAGGATGGGAAAGAGTAAAAGGGATTGACTATGGTTACGCATCAGAATCTGCTTGTGTATGGGGTGCAATAGATCCTTCTGATAGAACTCTTATTATTTACAGAGAGTTATATCAAAAGAATCTTACAGGAGTTGATTTAGCACAGCTAATCACTCAAATGGAGATAGAAGATCCTTTTTCCGTTGCTGGTGTTCTTGACACAGCAGCGTGGAATAGAACAGGAACTACAGGCCCTACAGTAGGTGAAACGCTTGTAAGAGCAGGACACAAGCTTAGAAGGGCTGATAAGAATAGGATTCAAGGAAAGATCCAGATCCATGAATACTTGAAAGTGCAACAAAGCGGTAGGCCACGAATACAACTATTTAATACTTGTCCTAACCTGATACGTGAGCTGCAAAGTATTCCATTGGATCGATCTAACCCTGAAGACGTAGATACTCACGCACAGGATCATGCATATGATGCTTTGCGTTATTTAATTATGTCAAGACCTAAAGTTAATGATCCTTTAGCTCAACTAAGACATATGAGAATGGAACAAGCTTATACACCTGCGGATTCAGAATTTGGCTATTGATAAAAAAATTGTTGATCAACGATTAAAGTTAGAAAAACAACGAAAAGAATTAGAAGAGCAAAATAAAAAAATAATGGAATTAATTAATGGCAGAAGATAATACTCTAACATCTAACGAAATCTACTTTGAAAAGGTCGAGGACGAGCATGGCTTGGAATTGACCTTGGAAGAGAATCTTCGTAATAACTTCGTTGGGTTATTAATGAATAGATACGAGAATGCTCAAAGAGCTAGGGAGTTAGATGAAAAAAGATGGATCACGGCATACCATAACTATAGAGGACTCTATCCAAAGAATGTACGATTTAGGGAGTCCGAGAAATCTAGAGTATTTGTCAAAGTTACAAAAACAAAAGTACTTGCTGCCTTCGGTCAGTTGGTTGATGTTATTTTCGGAGCAAACAAATTTCCTATAGGCATTAGTGAAACTAAAGTTCCAGAAGGAATAGCAGAACATGCTCATTTAGATACCAACAATCCTACTCCAAATCTTGAAACTACTTCTCCTGAAGAACAAGAAGAAATAGATATCGAAGAAGGAAGAGCAGAAAATCCATATGATGTAGGCTATGTAGGAGATGGACGAGTACTAAAACCGGGAGCTACACTTGGAACAGGAAAATTTGAAGAAAAATTCATCGACAAAGAGGGAGAGGACAAAGGTATGCTGCGGGAAGGGTTGTCACCAATCCCAGAAATCCTTGAACTCAATCCAGCAGAACGATCAGCAAGAAGGATGGAAAAGTTAATACATGATCAAATCGAAGAATCTAATGGAGCTAGTGAAATACGCAATGCTTTGTTTGAGTCTGCTTTATTCGGCACAGGTATTGTAAAAGGCCCATTCAATTTTAATAAAACTTTAAGTAGATGGGAGGAAGATGAAGAAGGTTCTAGGACGTATAGCCCTATTGATGTTAGGGTTCCTCGCATTGAGTTCGTTAGCATTTGGGACTTTTTTCCAGATCCAAATGCAACAAATGTATCTGAAGCCGAGTATGTTTTTCATAGACACAAGTTCAATAGGACACAACTTCGGTCACTAGGTAAGATGCCCTATTTCGACAAAGAAGCTATTCGATCTTCTTTGCGTATGGGGCCTAACTATGATCCAGAAGATTACGAACAAGAACTTAAAGATGATAATCGTACAGAAGAATATGGTTCAGGTCTATATGAAGTTCTAGAGTATTGGGGAGTAATGGATGCAGAATATGCTCGTCAAGTTGGAATGGATTTGCCAGAGGAAGTAGATGACCTAGATGAAGTCCAAGTCAATGCTTGGATGTGTAATGGTAATCTACTACGAGCAGTAGTCAATCCTTTTACTCCCTTTAGAGTACCTTATCATTCTTTCCCTTATGAAAGAAATCCTTATAGTTTCTTTGGCATAGGTGTAGCAGAAAATATGGATGATAGTCAAAAGATTATGAATGGTCATGCTAGAATGGCTATTGATAATCTTGCACTATCTGGATCACTAGTCTTTGATGTAGATGAAACTTCTTTGGTAGGTGGTCAAAGCATGGAAATATATCCGGGTAAAGTATTCAGAAGACAAGCTGGTATGCCCGGAACAGCTATTAATGGTTTAAAGTTTCCTAATACATCACAAGAAAATATGATGATGTTTGACAAGTTTAGACAACTAGCAGATGAGCAAACAGGCATTCCTAGCTACAGTCACGGTCAAACAGGTGTACAAAGTATGACAAGAACTGCTTCTGGTATGTCTATGCTACTAGGAGCAGCATCACTTAATATTAAAACAGTGATAAAGAACTTAGATGATTTTCTTCTTAAACCTTTAGGAGAAGCATACTTTCAATGGAATATGCAATTCCTTGAAGGTAAACTAGGAGTAAAAGGAGATCTAGAAGTAAAAGCTACAGGCACTAATAGCCTTATGCAAAAAGAGGTACGAAGTCAAAGGCTCACTACATTCTTACAAACTGTACAGAATCCTGCTGTAGCTCCCTTCGTTAAAATAAATAAGCTTATTAGTGAACTGGCTTACAGTCTGGAATTAGATCCTGATGAACTCATGAATAATCCAGAAGAAGCTGCACTGATGGCACAGATAATAGGAATGCAAAATGCTGGACAAGCAACTGGCCCGGAAGCTGGCCCCGGTGGTCAACAACCCGGAGGTATGGGAGGCCCTGAAGGAACACCTCAACAACCTACAGACCTTGGAGACACAGGTACTGGTGGGGGCAACATTGGAACAGGAAATGTTCCGCAGTCAGGGGAAGATGCGTTTGCTGGCACACCTCGCCTCGTTGAAGGAGCAGGTTAAAGAATCAATGGAGAGACAAGATGCATAAAGAAAGTTTGATGACTACACCTGCTGTTTCTGTAACAGTATTTAATCCACCTGAAGAAAAAAGATCTAAGAAAGCTAGCGGATCTTTAATGGTTGATAGAGAAGAATATGGAATAGGTAGTTTAGTAGGTAAACTTCGTCCAATGTATAGAAAAATAGTTAAAGAATTAAGTACTGATAATGCTAAAGGAGCAGGAGTTACTTTTTCTAAACAAGAATTAAATGAGTATGATCCTGAAGATTTAATAGATTCTTATGCTGATCTTAAAGCATTTAAAGATTCACAAGATTCTAAAGCAAATGAACTTATAGATTCAGGAGTTAAACCTTCTAGTGTAAAAAAAATACTTGATAGATCTTTATCAGATGAAGATTTAACAGAAGGAGAAAGAAGTATTAGAAATAAATTTAAAGATAAATACTTTCCTCAAAAAGAAGAAGCTGTTAAAGGACAACTTGATTCTGAAAAAAGAAATCCTCTTTTAATTGAATTTGGTCAGGATAGAGAACCTAAAGCTGGTGGATCTTTAATGGTTCCTAGAGAAGGCTATGGAGTAGGCTCTATAGTAAGAGCACTTTCTAAAAATGTTTTATCTTCTAAAAAAAGATGGAATAAAATGTCATCTAAAGAACAAGATAAAATACAAAATAAATTTTATGATAACTTAGAGCCAGATTCAATAGATTCTAAATATGCTGATAAAATAAGTGATCAAGAATTTGACGATGTAATGATTAATACAGTTGAATTACTTGATTCTGAACAAGAAGTATTAGAAGAAAAATTTAAAGGTAGTTTTTCAAATAAAACTTTATCAGATTTAAATAAATCTCAATTAGATTATTTATTTGCAAACAAAGATAAAGTAAAAGAAACTAAAGTAAAATTAGACTCTGTTAAATATGCTGGTGAAGAAGATATACCTTTTAATAAAGGAGGAAAAGCATTCAAAGAAAAAGAAGGTGTAGAATACAAAACAGAAAGATTACTTCTTCCGGGTCAAACACAATTTTATGATAAAAGAACTCCTAATCAAATAGTAACAGATTATAAAAGACTTCAACGTGAAATTGAAAGACAAACAAAAGCAGGGAAACCTCCTATTTATTCAGGAATGGAAAATTTAAGTCCTAATGCTGAAGGAGGTTTTCAAGAAGGTGGTATGCCAGAAGAACAGGATATGCCAGTAGATACATATCCTAATATACCACCTGAAGAGATGGCAGCAGCAGAAGCATCTCAACTTCCAGATAATGAAATGGAAGATCAATACATAGATTTTATTCTGGATGAATCATTAAACCCAGAAGAACAAACATATTTAATGAACTCATTAGAAGCAGATCCACAACTTAGTGTTATATTTGATAAACTAATTGGAACTGCTTCTGAGTTTTCTGGAGCTGGAGAAGTAGAAGGCCCCGGAACTGGAGTATCAGACTCAATACCTGCACGATTGTCAGATGGAGAGTTTGTTATGACGAAAAAAGCTACCGATGCTATAGGCGCAGATAATCTACAGACTATGATGGATGATGCTGAACGAGCCTATGACGGTGGTTATATGATGCAAATGGCATTTGGAGGCGTTGTGGAAGATGATGAATTAGAAGATTCTAAAGATTATCTTTCTAAAACCGATGAAGAAATTAAAAAAGTTATGATCGGTGCTAATAAAATGCCAAGTGTAAGGTAAGGCTACCCCTAGCATAGGCCCCTTACCATTTTAACTTAACGGCTACCTTGAAGTAAAGACAAGCCCCAAGCTAATTATTCAGGCCAGAATGAATTAGTATGGCTACCTTGCTAAAAAGACTCAAGCCCCGACAAGGAGAACAATATGTCAGAAGTAGTAGAAAATATAGAAGAACAGGAAGCTAATCCGTATAACGCTAAAAAATCTTGGCATACGCCAGATAAACCTAGATCGGATGATGCTGATTCTCTTTTCTTTGCGCCACAGGCTACCCCCGAACAAGACGAGGCCCCTGAAGAAGAAGCACAACCAAGAAAGAGAACTAACTATAAAAAGCGTTACGATGATTTAAAAAAACATTATGATGACAGGGTTTCTCAATTTAAACAAAGAGAACAAGAATTGTTGGCTGAAACAAGATCAATGCAGCCTCAATATGAAGCTCCTAAATCTGTTGAAGATTTAGAAAAGTTTAAAGAAGATTATCCTGATTTGTATGATACAGTAGAAACTGTAGCACATATGAGAAGTGAGCAGCAAGTAGGAGAGCTACGAGAACAATTATCAGCTATTCAACAACGAGAAGCTGAAATAATGAAACGAGAAGCTGAAACTACATTGCGTGATCGACATCCTGATTTTGAAGATATTAGAGGTGACGATAACTTTCATAAATGGGCTGAAGACCAACCTACTCAAATACAAGATTGGATTTATAATAATCCTGATGATGTTGCTTTAGCATCTAAAGCTATAGATCTTTATAAGTTAGAAACTGGACAACCTGCTACAAGGACAAGACGTTCTCCACGAAAACAGTCTGCAACTAGGGAATCAGCAGCAGATATTGTGTCAACTAAAACGACACAGATTGATTCTGCTCAACCTAAGATATGGACTGAAAGGGAAATTGCTGCTATGTCTATAGACCAGTTTGATAAATTTGAAGATGAAATTAATCAAGCCATGTCTGAAGGCAGAGTAGTAAAAAATTAATCTGTCTTTTTAATGGAGAAGTAATATGGCTTATAATCAATCAGATCAATACTTTGAACCAAGTACTGATACCAATGCAAACTTTGCCAACTCTGTAAGTGGTCAAACTAACTCATTTTTTCTACCTGCGGTCTACTCGAAGAAGGTACTTAACTTCTTCCGTAAAGCCTCAGTAGCAGAAGCAATCACTAACACTGATTATGCTGGAGAAATTGCTGCTTTCGGAGATAGTGTAAAGATTATCAAAGAACCCGAAATTACTGTTTATCAGTATGAAAGAGGGCAAGATGTAACGGCTACCAAGCTAACTGACCAAGAACTTACTTTGGTCGTAGATACAGCTAACGCATTTAAGTTTATCGTTGATGACATTGAATCAAATATGTCACACGTAAACTGGCGTGAGACTGCTGCATCTTCTGCTGCATACTCACTACGAGATGCATTTGACGAAGGTGTAATTGCAACTATGTTCTCAGGTGTATCAGCTTCAAGCCCTAACCATGTGCTTGGTTCTGATAATGCTACTGACCTTGCTGCTGGAACCTTTGACGGTACTGGTAACTTGGACATTGGTTTTGGTACTAGTGAACATGACCCAATCGATGTATTGTCTCATATGGCAAGATTGCTAGACGAGCAAAACGTACCTGAAGAAGGACGTTGGTTCCTAGCTAATCCAGAGTTCTATGAAGTTCTTGTACAAAGTTCTTCTAAGCTCTTGTCAGTAGACTACAACGCTGGTCAAGGTTCAATCCGTAATGGATTGGTAAGCTCTGGTAAGCTACGTGGTTTTGATATGTACAAGACTAACAACATTGCAAGCACCTCTAATGCTGCTGGTAAATGTATTGCTGGTCACATGTCTTCTACAGCTACTGCTCAGACTATCACAAGTACAGAAGTTATTCGTGATCCTGACAGCTTTGGAGACATTGTACGTGGCCTTCATGTATATGGAGCCAAGGTACTACGTGGTGAAGCACTAGTTTCTGCCTTCTATGGTATTGACTAGAACTTAACTCAGGTAAGGGGGCTTAACGGCCCCCAAGCCTTTTTATAGGAGATTGATAAATTGCCTCAACTTGGAACAGATGAAAAACCGTTTGTTATGAGTACTGGTACAATAGCCAGTAAAGAAAGCAGATTTCGTAAAAAATTTGATAAGAAGTCTTACGACTTTAATTATGATAGAATATTTCGTAAAGCTTCTAAAGATAAAAAAGAAATAAAATCTTATAATACAGAACTGGAAGCTTGTAGAGCAAAAAGTAAAACATTTTCGATGGATCAGGAGTAAACACTATGCCACAAGGAAAAGGAACTTATGGTTCTAAAAAAGGAAGACCTTCTAAAAAACGTAAAACTTATGTTGAAGGAGGTGGAAGAGGGTTTAGAAAAATAGCTAAAGGAATTAGAGGAGGTTTTGGAGCAGTAGGAGATGTAGTATCTGGAGTAGGAGATGTTATAGGTAATGCTCCTCAAACTACAGCAGACATAACTAAAAATGTAGTAAGTGGTGGAAAAAAAGTAGCTAAAGCAGCAAGTAAATCTTTTTCATCTCCTGCTCAATCAGCTATGGGAGCTTCTGCTGGTATGTCAGGCCCTATGGGAATGGGAACATCTGAAATAGGTAAAATAGCTAACCCCGGAACAACTTATGGAATGCAAAAGTATAGTGATGGTGGTATGGTAAGAGCAAAACCTAACTAATGAAAGTTTCAGCACCAAAAGGATATCATTGGATGAAGCAACCTAAAGGTGGCTACAAACTAATGAAGCACACTGGTAAGTTTAAACCTCATAAAGGTGCAAGTCTTACTGCTAACTTTGACGTACAAAAGGTTCATAAAAAGTAATGGCTACTTATCTTAATCTAACAAATGAACTCCTACGTGAGCTTAATGAAGTAGAATTAACTTCTGCTACATTTGCTACTGCCGTAGGTATTCAGCAACATACTAAAGATGCTGTTAATAGGTCTTATCTTGATATAGTCAATGAAGAACCTCAATGGCCTTTTTTAGCTGCTGCTGAAAGTGGAGCTACAGATCCTATGTATGGTAATGTATATGTAGAAACTGTAGCTAATCAACGCTGGTATGAGCTTAAAGAATCTAGCTCAGATATTACCAATGATTATGGTTATGTAGATTGGGATAATTTTCTTTTAACAACAGTAGGAGTAAGTGGTGAGTCTTCTCCTTATACTATTAAAAACTTACGATATATAAATACAGAAGCTTGGAAAGATTACTTTCGTATTAGTGAAAACAAAGATGACGCAGAAGATGCTAATGGTGGCACGCCTGCTAGAGTAACACGAAGTCCTGACGGTAGGAAATTTGGATTAAGTCCTATACCAGATAAAGTGTATCGTATTTGGTTTGTAGCTTATACTTTACCAACAGAATTATCTGCATTTGGAGACACAACTGTATTTCCAAATATTTATAACTCAGTAATTCTTGCAAGAGCTAGATACTATCTACATCAGTTTAAAGAAAATCCTCAAGCTGCTGCATTTGCTTTAGAAGATTATAAAAGAGGACTAAAATTAATGAAGCTTAACCTTATGGAGCCTAATCCAAGCACAGTCAAAGATGACCGCATGAGGTTTATTTAATGTCTCAACCATTTGGTGTATCTTGTAAAGGTGGGCTAAATACTAATCTAAATCAATTAGAATTACTAGCTCAACCCGGATTTGCTACGAAGTTATCTAACTTTGAAGTAGACCCTGATGGTGGATATAGACGTATAAATGGCTATAGTCCTTTTGGAGGAGGATCTGCTGCTAGACCTAATAGCACTAATAGACCTTTAGGTTTACAAGTTTATGCAGATGGTGTAATATGTTGTTCAGGAACTAATGTATATTTTAGCCAAGATGGTACTAGCTGGCTACAGATAAATAAAGCTAGTGTGTCTGCATCAGGAGATAACTACAGTACCTTTACAGGACGATCAGCAGCAGCTAGAACTTCACAAGGTCAAGCTTCTTTTGCTATTTATGAAGGTACATCTGATTATGGTGAAGTAATTATAACAGATAGAGGATCTGGTGTCAAGCCAATGTACTTTAAGATGACAGGTACAGATTCTAATTTAAGCAATAGAACTTATTATGCAAAAGAAATAACAGTAAGTGGAACAGAGTATCCTAAGTATTGTGTAATACATGATAAGCACTTAGTAGTAGCAGGAGCATCTACTTCACCTAATACTATATATTATAGTGGAACAAATGATATAGATGACTTTACAAGTACTGGATCAGGTAGTATAGTATTAGATGATAAAGTAGTAGGACTTAAAAGTTTCCGTGATGACTTAATTATATTTTGTACTAATTCAATTTACAAATTACAAAATATAAATAACTCATCAACAATTACTATAGTACCTATTACGCAAAACGTAGGATGTATGGATGGAGCATCTATTCAAGAAATTGCAGGCGACTTGGTATTCCTAAGCCCTGATGGATTAAGAACTATTGCTGGTACAACAAGAATTGGTGACGTTGAGCTTGGTTCTGTTAGTAGAGCTATACAATCTATTATTGGTAAAATAGCTGCTAGTATTGATGATTATATTATAACAAGCGCAGTATTAAGAAGTAAATCACAATATCGTTTATACTATGCTACAGCTACAGATACTGTCCTAGCTTCTAAAGGAGTTATAGGAACTATCACACCTAATGGATTTGAATGGTCAGAAACAGAAGGAATACAAGCTCATGCTTTAGCATCTGGATTAGATAAAGATGGCTTAGAACAATCTTATCATGGAGACAAAGATGGATATATTTATAATCATGATGATGGTAATTCATTTAATCCAGCAGGTACAGAAACAAAAATTAATGCGTTATACGAAACTCCCTTTTTAGATTTTGGAGATGCAGGAACTAGGAAAACAATAAATTATACTAAAATTTCATTTACTCCTGAAGGAGTGTGTCAGCCTACATTAAAAGTTTTATTTAATTATGGAGCTACTGACATACCTCAACCTTCAGATTATACGCTTACACAGATTCAAGCTCCATCTGAGTTTGGAAGCTCTAAGTTTAATCAAGTAACTTTTGGAGCTTCTAATGATCCTTTAGTAAGACAAGCTATACAGGGTAGTGGAGATACTTGTAGCTTTAGAATTTTTAGTAATGATACAAATTCACCTTATGCAGTTAATGGTATATATGTGGATTATAGACCTTCAGGAAGGAGATAATAAATGGCTCAAAGCTATACTAGACAAAGTACGTTTGTAGACGGAGATACCATTACTGCTGCATTATTTAATAATGAATATAATCAGTTAGTTAATGCGTTCACTTATTCTTCTTCTAGTTCAACTTCAACTGGACATAGACATGATGGTACTGCTGGACATGGTGGTAATATACACACTATTGGTGATCTTGACTTTTTAAATAAAATTGTAGTAGATAGCTCTAACAATCGTTGGGGTTTCTTTGTAGAAGTTTCTAGTAGCGCAGTAGAGCAAATAAGAATACAGGATGGAGCTATTGTACCTGTAACAGATAATGATATTGATTTAGGTACAAGCTCATTAGAATTTAAAGATGCATATTTTGATGGTACAGTAACTACAGATGCACTTGTAGCAGATACAGCAGATATTAATGGTGGCACAGTAGATGGTGCTGTAATTGGTGGATCTAGTGCAGCAGCAGGGTCTTTTACTACTATAGCAGCTAGTGGAGCTATTACAGGTTCTAGTACTATAGAAGGAACTACGATTACAGCTACTACAGCTTTTGTCCCTGATGCTTCAGATGGTGCTGCATTAGGTACAGCTTCATTAGAGTTTAGTGATCTTTATTTAGCAGATGGAGCAGTAGTTTACTTTGGAGATGATCAAGATGTTTCTCTTACTCATGTAGCTGATACTGGACTTCTTTTATCTAGCACAGATCAACTACAGTTTGGTGATTCAGGTACTTACATACATCAAAGTGCAGACGGTGTACTTGATCTTGTATCTGATACTGAAATAGAAATAAATGCTACTACGATTGATATTAATGGTGCTGCTGACATATCAGGTAATCTAGATGTAGGTGGTAATCTTACAGTAACAGGTAATGCAACTATTGCAGGTAACTTAACCTTTGGAGATGCTGCTTCAGATACAGTAGCATTTAGTGCTGATGTTGCTTCTAATTTACTTCCTAGTGCTGATAATACATATGACTTAGGTGCATCAGGATCTGAATGGAAAGATCTATATGTAGATGGAACTGCCTACATAGATACCCTTGATTTAAATGGTACAGCTATTACAGCTACTGCGGCTGAACTTAATATTATGGACGGTGTTACAAGCACCGCAGCAGAATTAAATATTCTAGATGGCGTTACTAGTACAACAGCAGAACTTAATATATTAGACGGAGTAACTTCTACAGCAGCGGAATTAAACATACTAGATGGCGTAACATCTACAACAGCGGAACTAAATATACTTGACGGTGTTACTAGTACAACAGCAGAGCTAAACATCCTAGATGGAGCTACAGTGGTCGTAGGAGAGCTTAATGCACTAGACCTTGGTAGTACAGCAGTAGGTACTGCAATAGCTTCTAAAGCTGTTGTATTGGATGCTAACAAGGATTATACAGGCGTTAGGAACTTTACGATTACTGGTGAGCTAGATGCAGCTACACTGGATATTAGTGGTGACGTAGACATTGATGGTACACTTGAAGCAGACGCTATTACTATTGATGGTGTAACACTAGCAGAAACCATTGCAGATACTGTAGGAGCTATGGTTAGCTCAAATACAGAAAGCGGTATCACAGTCTCATATGAAGATGCAGATAATACATTAGACTTTACAGTAGGTACTCTTAACCAAGATA